ATGCAATCTACGACTCCTCCTACCGTGCGTTGTAGTGTGCTTCCTCCCCAACTCAATTTTATAAGAAAGGCGACCGTTTGTCTGCACCCTTTCATTCCTATTTGTGCAGACCGTGTTACGGTCGGCATGGTGATTTATATGATAAAGCGGCGTGAATATGTATTCCCTTCATCAGCAAAGCGGCACATTGAAATGAGGTGCCGCTTCACAAAGTAAGATGGTGCGCCGTGTGCGTCGAAAGGCGCCCGCACGGTGTGGGCTGGGGGAAAAGTCCGAGATGATTTCATCGGAGACTTACCTATCAGCATTCGGCGGATTTCCGCTGATCTGGGAGCGGCTGAACGGGCCTGGGTCATGCCTGTGGGCCAGCGAAATTGAAGAATTTCCAATCGCCGTGACAAAGGCGAGATTTGACGGAAAAGGCGGGTGGTAAACGGTGAGCGTATGCAAAAACTGTGGACAGGAAATTGACTGGGTGCGCAAAGAGGATGGGCGCTATATCCCGGTAGACCCGGAGCCGGTATTTGTCGTTGAAGGCGAGGGGAACGAACGTTTCTATGACGAGGAACTGGGCGAAATTACCGGGCGGGAGGCCGCGCCAGGGGAAGTGCGGACCATGGAGGAAAAAATCAATACGCCGGTCGGGTTCGTGCCGCATTGGAGAACCTGCCCGTGCGGGAGGAAGGGATGAACATGATTGCTTGGTATTTGGTTATCCTGCTGTGCATAGTGGACGGAACACTGTGCCACGCGCTGATAAAAGCGTGGGACGAGCTGCATAAAGAGCGAGAGGAGGATCGTGATGGAAACGGTAATGATCGTAGTGACTGTACATAATCAGGAACGCAGCAAAAAGAGACAGGCCAGGTGGCGGGCCAAACTGCGCAAGTGGATCATGCGGCTGGATGTGCGGGCAGCGGCGTGGTACACGCTCCTGACGGCGATGGGAATCCTGCTGTACAGGCTGGGCGCGGCCTACGCATTGCAGGAGCGTGGGTACTACGCCGTCGGCGGCGAGGCGCTGGCTCTGCTGCTGCCTGTGCTGTACTACGTGGCGGCAACGACAATACGGGACGTTATCCGGGAAGTGGAGGCACGGCGGCGGTGAAGAAAAAGAGGAGGCCGCCCGCCAACGCCGTGGCATGGTGTGACCTGCATAGGCGGATGATGAATGGCGTGTATATCCAGCGGAAGGGATGCGTTGTGCGAAAATGTAAGCACCTGCACTGGCTGGGGACACAGCTGGAAAAGGGAAAATAGAAAACGCCCCGCGCAAGCCTCCTACAGCTTGCGCGGGGCGGATACCCCGGAGGGTGCCCATGACAATCAAGTACACAACATATTGTACCACACTCCGGGGACAGATACAAGAGGGAAAACATGCGCGGCGGCGCATTTCGGGCTTGTATGGGATAGTAACTTAACGACCACGGAGGGGGTGCTATCGGTATGCGTACCGTGTACCGGGAAAAGAAATATATCTGTGGGGAATACCTGGACGTATATATCTACCCTGTATTTGAGACGGGGCCAAGGAAAGGGCGGAGAGCCGCCAGAAGGAAGCCCTCCACCGAAGTTCAAAAGAAGCTGAACCAGAAACACAGGCAGGAGGAACTTACCCGCATACTGCACGCAAACTTTACTCCGAAGGATATAGAAATCCATCTGACATACGCGGAAGCGCCGGAAAGCGATAAGGAGGCGGCGCGGATGATGCGTAACTACATCCGGCGGATTCAGCGGCTGCGGAAAAAGATGGACCTGACGCCGCTAAAATATGTAGCCGTCACCGAGCAGGGAAAGAAGGGAGGGCGGTATCACCATCATATCACCGTCAACGGCGGGATAGACCGGGACACTCTGGAAAGCCTTTGGCCTCACGGATACGCTAACTCCCGCCGCCTGCAATTCACGGAAGAAGGTGTTGCGGGGCTGGCGAAATACATCACAAAATCTGTGCCGGAAGATGAAGAAACGCCAGGGAAAAAGGCGTGGAGCTGTTCCAAGAATTTTGTACATCCGGAGCCGAGGACCAGAGATGGACGCATATCTGGGAAAAAGGCGCGGGAGCTGGCCGAGCATAAGCAGGACAGCGCCAGGTTTGAAAAGCTGTATCCGGGCTATCTCGTGTCCGAGGTGGAAGCGTTTCACAACGATGTGAACGGCGGATGCTATCTTTCCGTGCGTCTCTACAGGAAGGATGGGAAATTTATCAAGCAGAAGTTGAAAAAAGGAAGGAGGAAACGCGGAGATGGCGGTTGACGTGAAGGACCTGCCTCCGGCCTATCAGGCACAGGCTTTTCGGAAGCTGGCGGAGCAGGAGCAGAAGAAAAAGCGCCGGCCTATCCCCTGCCCTGCCGATGGTGCGCCGGGCGGCGGTCGGAAGTATCACAACCAGCCAACCGAACGGGTGACAGCCGCCGGGAATGTCCTGCGGTTTGACAGCCAGAAGGAGGCACGCCGGTACGACGAGCTGGCCGCGCTGGAACGGGCCGGAGAAATCCGTGATCTGCGGATGCAGGTGGACTTTACCTTACAGGACGCCTACACGGACGGCGAGGGCCGACGGGTGCGTGCTATCCGGTACAGGGCTGATTTTACATACCAAAAGCTGGTGACAAACAGGTACATGTACGATCCGGGCGGCAGTTACGAGTATTGCGACGAGTGGGTGCCGGTGGTGGAGGACGTGAAGAGCAGCGCAACCAGGACAAAGACGTACATCATGAAGCGCAAAATGATGAAGGAACGCTTTAATATCGACATTCAGGAGGTTTAGAAGAGTGAAAAAACTGTTGTGCAGGCCGTGCGCGGCGGAGCTGGAGGCGAAAGGAAAAACCGTAAAACACATTGGCGGGCGGAGCGAAAAAATTACCTGCGCCGCGTGTGGACGCCGCAGGTATGGAACCGCCTATGATGTGACCGGGCGGCTGATGCAATCCAAGGAAAAGGGGGTTAAGGCGTGAAGCTGAAGAAAGTGGGCGCTATCTGCAACACGAGCGGGTTCTTCTATCTGATGGACCAGAAGGACGCCGACGGGGAAATCGTGTACCAACGGCTCGGAGAAAGAAAAGCCGCCTATCCTCTGGTGGGACTGCCGGTCATGGACCTTGAAAACATCTGCGCTATGTTCGACATTACCGAGAAGAAGCGCGAAAAGCTGATAATGCGCGAGACTGATTTGCTGGACACGATGAACTGGGAGGATACGGACCGGCTGGAGCGGCGGCTTAAAGACCCGAAACTGTGTGTGCGCTATGACGGGCGGGACCTTCTGCCACTGGAAACAACGGCGGGCATTACCTTCATTCAGGAGAAATATCTTTTACCGCTGGACAGCCTGGAATATATGCAGCTCTACGAACGGAGAGGGACAGACGGCGGGCTGTATATCGTGGCAAAAATCGGCATGATCCTCCAGGCGGTCATTATGCCGATGGATTTGCCGGACGCCGATTTTATGAGCGTGCTGAACAATCTGGCATACCGGTGCAGCGATGCCATGCGGAAAAAGGTACTTGTGGATGAAAGCACCGGGGAGGTACTGGAATGAAAGCCTTTACTGTGTACCAGCCGTACGCATACGCGATTGTTGCCGGGTTAAAGCAATACGAGACAAGGCCGAAGTGGACAAGCATACGGGGACGGGTGGCTGTTCATGCTGCGAAGCAGAAAAAGTCATTTGTCTCCATGCCTGTGAGCCTGATTCTCCCGGAAGACACAATCCTCCATTACGGCGCGGTGCTGGGGACCGTGGAAATTGCCGGTTGCGTACCGGTGGAGGACGTTGTGGACGGCCTGACGGAACAGGAAAAGGCGCTGGGGGATTACTCTCCGGGGCGCTGGGCGTGGGTCCTGAAAAATCCGGTCATGTTTGATACGCCGGTTCCGGCCTGCGGGCAGCAGGGCTGGTGGAACTGGGAAGGAGCGGATCACGCTGAAAAATAAGGTGCGCAATGCGGAGATCATGCGGCGGTTGGAGATCGGAAAGCAGAGGACTGCCGTACATAGACCGTTGCAGGTGGGCGATATCGTTTTAAGGCGTCCGTACTTCACATCGGACGGCAATAAGCGGGGCGAGAAGCTGTCCAGGGGAACGGTGGTATACGTACACCCGAAGGGCCGCTTCCACGTAGTGAAATTCGGAGAAGGAAAAGATGCAGTCCGGGAGAGCTTTTGCGGAGTAGGAACCCATGGAAGGACGTGAAATGAGAGAAAACAGGCGGGAAACACAACAAGGGGAGGAGGAAAATACAGTGAAAAACGGATACTGCGAGAGGCCGGAGGGGTACGACGAGGAAGGCTGTCCGATGGACGACCCAAACGAGGAAATAGAGGACTGCGGCGAATGCTGCTGGTTCAGGGAAACGGAGGAGCAGGAATGAGCGGCGAAATTTCGGGTGCGATCATGCAGGGTATGCAGGTATCGCTGACAGCGGACTGCTGGCCAATGCGGGGGCCGGTAGGGGCAATCCGGGTCAGCGTAACAGCGCAGACCTGGAACGGGACGAGGACCTTAAACCGCAGGATTGAATTGGGGTCCGGGAATAGGGAGTTTCTGGACGTAGTGATTGCAAAGACGGTAAAGGAGCTGGCGGCGGATATCGACGGGCCGAAGTGAGGTGACGGAACATGAAAACAATGACATTTGTCAACTTGA